GCAAGGCCTTGAGCTGGACGATGCTGGCAAAGCAGGCGAAGACGCCGGGCCGGGTGACGACGGTATCGATATCCTTGTCGGGAACTTCGACCCATGCGCAGACGGTGACGCGCTGGCGCATCCGTCCAATCGGGATTGTCATGCCAAGACCCTCATGAATGGCCGCCATTCGTCGAGCGCACCGGACTTGCTCAGGGCGCCGTTATTGACGTTGCCCTCATCGCCGCGGTGCTCATATTGATAGGCGACATATTTCAAGATGCCGATGACGTGGCCATCCAACTCCAGCTCTTGCGAGCCGGTCGAATATTTGGCGACGACCCGGTCAAATCGGGAGCGCCGACCGCGATCCGCGCCGTCCGTCTCCGTGAAAACGATGGCGTAATCATTCGGCAAAGCGGCGATGTTGCGCCCATCCGCGCGGATGCGGCCAAGGAAATTGCCATCGAGCGAGAAGACCGACACTTCGCCGGCCGGTTCCTTGCTCAGCATCCCCATGCCGCCGCGCTGCAGCGTCACAGTCTCGGAGATGTCGCGTGGCGTCAGTGACCAGCCGGTGAAGCGCTGGCAGTGGCTCTCGCCCGCTTTGACGAGGGCCTGAATGATCATATTTTCGACGGCGTTGTTGCGCTCGTCGATCCGGCACCATGACAGCGCCAGATCAAAGAGAGTTGGCGCTTTTTCCATGCTGGCGGCTCCGGTCAATAGCCTTGCGAAATGATGACGAGAACGCTTTCGACGCCAGTCACGACGCGGCCGGCGCAATCGCGGGCGCTCACGGTAAAGTCGAGGCGGAACATCCGGCGGATGGCGACGCCCGGCGCGGCCGAAACCAGCATCGATAGGGAGCCGCCGTTGATTTCAAGGCTGCTCACCTGAAGGTCAGTCGCCACGGCCGGCGCCAGTTGCGTGGCGAGATCGATCACGGCGGCGGCGGGAGAGGCGACAATCGGCGGCGTCGCGCCGGAATTCGCGGCGATTGGCGTCAAGGTCCACTGCCCCGGCATACGGGCGAGCCAATCGCTCCAGTCGATAGCCAGCGCCGTCGTTTCGCCTGGCTTGATGAACGCCGTTCCGGCGCAATAATCATCGCCCAATTGCGGCGAGGAACAATAGGGCGCCATCAGGTGGCCTTTCGGAAAATGCGCGCGGCGGCGCGGGCGAGAAACAAGCGCGGCGAACAGCGGACCGCGAATTGACGCGGCGCGCTCCTGGAGACGAAGACCCGCCGCGCGGACCTTGCCCTGAAAACGAAGCTTCTCATTTACGCGGCGGCGGCGCTTGCGGGCGCGGCGGCCGGCCGGATGGCGGCGCTGGCGCGGCTGGCGCGGCTGGCTCTTCGGCTCCAGCCTGTTCATCGCCTTCGGCGTCCGTGCCGGCCGGCGCATCGACGGCTTCGGCGGGAATAGGCAAGCGCCCGCGCGCCGCCCGCTCGCTCGTCATCCTGGCGCGAGCGATAGAGGCTCGAATGTCCTCATCGGTCGCAAGGCGGGCGCGCTGGCGCTTTATGAGGGATCGGCAGAGCCAGACGGGAATTTGCGGGTCGCAGTAAACTTCGCCCGGAGCCAATTGGATAGTCGTGATGCCATTGTCCGCCGAAATGTCGAACGGCTCTTCGGCTGAAATGCAGATGTGCATTGTCCCTCCAGCGGCACGGCTGTAACCGTGTAATTCATGAAAGCGCCGCTGACCGGCGCGATAAGGATGAAATTGGCCTTTCCGCGCCGATAGTGGACCGTCGTCGGTCCGGCGAAGCTTTTGACCAGCGGGAAGACCTCGAGGCCGCTCGCCACGTCCGGCGTAAGCTTCGAGATGTCCATGACCTCAGCCCAGCCGATAGGATCGGGCTCGTCGCCAAAGCCCCGGTTGTGCATCACCAGAAATTCAGCATCGCCATGGCCATCGAAGGTGATGGTCATATCGCCTTCGATGCGAAAGACGCTAGCGGGGCCGTTGAAGATGCAAACCGGGGCGCTTTTCATGCGACGAAAACCTTAGCTCTGCCAGCGACGTAGATGATCGACGGCGAGGATAACCAGCGTCTTAGCCGTGTCGCCGGAAACCGGGGCGACGTTGATATAGGGCTCGAGGCAGGAAATCCCGGTGACGTTTCCCGCGCCGATGAAGTCGGAATAGGCCGGCAGCGCGCCATTGCCGTAGGTCGCCAGGCCGCCGGCCGGGGCTGGGTTGCTGGTGTCGACATAGATTTGCGCATTGGTCGCCGCCGTGCCGCGCGGATCGTCGGCTTCCGGCGTGTTCTGGAGAAGAACGGCGGAGGCGGCGTCAGCGACGCCGGGGTTGCCCGGCAGGCCCTTCATGCCGCTGACATTGAAGGTCGCCGGATTGGCGAAGGTCGCCAGCGGGATCGAGATAATCGAATGACCGTCGCCTTCGTGCGTCGGTTGGTTATAGGCGTTCGTCCCGTCCCAAAGGACGTAATATTTGACGCGGCCCGTACTCTGATAAGCCATGGAATGCTCTCTTTTTCGATGAAATTGCCGATAGAGCAATGTTGCGGCCAAATATAGCCGCAACATTGCGATTTCAGCAACTCAGTTGATACGCAGAAGCCGCGAGGCGTTCGGATTGGTCACGCCGCCGCCGACGCGCGCTTCGAATTTGTAGAGGATCGCGAAGCCGGCCGAATAGTCGTCGCGCTGGAAAGTGACGGCCTTGCGGTTGACCACCGTGTAGGTTTCTTTCCAGTTGCCGAAGGCGATGGCCGTGTTGCCGACGCCGACGTTGGGCATCTGCGTCACGATCATGATCTTCGAGCCGTTGACCATCATCGTGCCGTCGTCAGCCGGCGACGAAATCATGATCGGCCGGCCAATGCCGTCGGTCATGGTCAGCAGATCGGCCAGCGAATACTGGTTGAGCAGATAGCTCGCGTCGGCGCCGTGATACTGGATCGGCACGTTGTATTTGAGCTGGATCAAGTCCTGCCAGGTGAAGGCGCCCGAAACGGTCGTCGCCGCGACATCGATGATCGGCAGGCCGGCGGCAGGGTTGAGAATGCCGATGGGCCGCTGATTGCCGTCGCCGGTCATGAAGGCCTGCGACAGCGCGCGCCGATAGGCGTCGCTGATCTTGCGCTGCATCCACGCTTCGATGTCGACATCGGCGTCTTCGAGCAATTCGCGCGAGGCGACGAGCGAATAGCGCAGCAGGTCGGCCTTGATCTCGACTTCGCCAAGGCCCTTATCCAAGAAAGGCTTCGGATTGTTGGCGAAGCTGTCGGTTTCGCAGGCCCAAGCCGCCATTTGCAGGCGAACATTGTCGACCAGGAAGCGGATGCTCGGCTTGCTGATCGTGGTGGAGAAGAACAGGCCCGAAACGTCCGTCACATCGGTCAGGCTCGACAGGATGATGTTGGACATCTCCGGCGAAACGATGAACGAGTTGTTCGAAAAGGCGAACGTCGTCAGCGCCTTGTGCTCTTCGACCGACAGGATGTTGCGGATGTCGGAGCCGTGCGTCGCGCGCAGCATCTTCTTGACGGCGTTGTTCGCCAGGATGATGCCATCAGTGTCGACGCGGCTTTCGTCGAAGCGCGTGTCGGTCGACAGGTTCGGGTGCTTCAGGTTGTGGATGATGCGGGCATAATCCACCGCCATTTTCTTCTGTTCGCTGACGCCCGTGCCGACATTGAATTCGGGGCGGTTCATCTTCTTGGTCAGGTCTTCGGCCGCAGCCTTCAACTCCTGAATGGTCTTCAGGTTCTCGACGTTTTCGGCGACGATCTTGTTGAGCTTGTCCTGCACATCGCCGACCGTGCCGAATTTCTTCTGCACTTCGGCTTTCAGCTCTTCAATCGTCGCGTTGCGGGCGCTGTCGGCTTCGCCCTGCTTTTTGACCAGCTCCTTGAGCTGGCCGCCGATTTCTTTCAGTTCGTCATCCATCTGCGGCATTTGGGGTCTCTTCCCTTAGAGGGCTTTGGAAAATTCGGCGAGCAAGGCTTTGATGCTGCCAATTTTGGCTCTGTTCGCCGCAGCATCCCGCTCGGCTTGTTCGGCGATCTCGCGCGCATCCCGCTCGCTCAATCTGTCCGTTTGAAAGGCGCGATAGCCCTTCGATATGATCGCCTTGGCGTCGTCGGCGGAGAGACCGGCGTCGATGCAGAGGCGTTCAAATTCTCGGATCGTCGGCAATTCGCCCGACTTGACGTTCAGCACAGACGCGCGCGTGTTGGCCGGGATCGGCACAAGCGACACCTCGAGCAGATTGGCGTTCTTGATCGTGCGGACGCCGCTGTCGGCCCAATCCGCGCCGCCCGGTGGGATATTGAAGCCGATCGACATCTTGTTCAGATGGCCAGCCTTCAGCAGCGCGGCGGCTTCCTTGCCGCGCTGGACGCCAAGGTTGACTTCGCCCTTGACGAATAGGCCAAAGTCATCCTCACGCATCTCGGAATAGCCGCCGATCAGATCGGACGTGCTATGGTTCCACAGCATCAGGATCGATTTGGGATCGATGGCGCCGAAACAGCCCTTGGCCATCACGTCGCCGCAGCGATCAACATTGCCGAACGTCGAGGCGTAGCCGGAAAACTCCGCGACGCCGCTTTCGTCGCCGACCATCGGCAGGGCCTTGATGTCGATCAATTTGAAGTCGGCCGCGAATGTTTCCCGGCGCATTGCAGGCTCCTTAATGCGCGCCGGCAGTCGCGGGCGCGTTCAAATCTTGGGGGTCGATGTCATCGAGGCTGTCGTCGGGAACAGGTTCGAAGTGCGGGCGCTGCCTTTGCGGTTTGCGCTCGGGAATTGCTGAAGGCTCGCGTGTCGGAAGAGCGAGCGTGTAATGGCAGGAGCAGCGGCATCCGATAATCTCGTTGGCTGGAGCGCCACCGCTGTCATCGCCCGGATACATCATCGGATAGCCGCCGACTTCGAAGTTCTCTTCGTAATCGACGACCTGACCATCGGCGACCAGATGTGTTGGCCGGGTCCGGTCATCGTGGTGCGCAATCCAGCCCTTTTCAGTGACCTTCAGGCGCTTGTGCTTCGCCGCCTCGAATTGCGCCCGGCTGGCCGCGACGTGGGTTTCGGTGCGGGCGATGCGCTTCGCCGCGGCACGGTTCGCAGTCAGTCCCTGTTTGAAGAGGGTTGAGGCGATTTGCGCCTGGCTCTTGCCGTCCTTGACGCCGTCGGCGACGATCTCAGAGGCCCGCCTATGCATGCCGGCGGCAATCGTCGTTGATCCGGCCAAAGCACGCTGACGAATGGCCGCCATCTGCGCGGCGATGAAGTCGAACTTCTGCCTGGGCAGCGCGTCTTTGACCTCGAACAGGTCATTCAGCGACTTGGCGCCCTGCGCGGCGATCAGTTCCTTATGGCGCGCGTCGATCCGGTCATATCCGGCCTTCGTCACGCGCACGATATGCTTCAGCAATCGGTCATGCAGATCGACGGCCAGCGCATATTGCGCAGCGGCCGGCGTCCACTTGCCGCTGGTGATCCTGACGATGTAGCGGTCGAGCGCCTTATTGACGCCCGGCCGCACGTGATCTTCATGGCCGTCGAGGAAAGCTATCCACGCGTCATGCTCCGTTGCCGGGTCGACGTTGAGAGGCATCGTCCACCAAACTCCAAAGGATGCTATCTGCGTAGATTTCCTCAAGCGCCTTGGTCGCGGTTTTGGCCGGAGGCGGCAGCTGCGTCTTGCCAGCAGGCTTCTTGCCCGGTGGCGTCACGCCAGGCTGCGGCGGCGGGTCTTTCGGATCGGGCTCGCCTTCGGCTGGATCTCCGTCGCCGCCGAATTCGGCCGGCGGCGTCGGGAACGTGCCGCTTTGGCCAATGCCGCGATACATCAGCGCCTTCAGTTTTTCGATGGCCGGGACGATGTTGCCTTGCTCGCCTTCAAGCGGCGCGAAGCCGCAGATGGCGCGCTGCTCGTTGATCGTCAGATGATCGGCCTTGGCGACGCTCAGCAATTGATCCTGCCGCGCTTCGAGAAGCGCCGGGATTTTGTCTTGGTCCGGTTCGATATTCGCCGATCCATCCGGATAGAACTCACGCGCCAGCGCCGTGCCGATTTGCGCCAGATAATTGGGCATCAGCATGTCAATCCAGAAGGCTTTGCGCGCCTCTGAATAATTCGCGTAGGTGTTGTCGCCCGGCAGACCGAGCAACATCGGCGGGATGCCCATCGGCATGGCGATGTCGCGCGCCGCCGCGTTCTTGCCCTCGATTGATAAAATGTCGTCTGACTTTTCCGAGAGCGACATGAACTTGAATTCAACACCACTCAATAGTGCAATATCGCCGGAG